ACAACACTCCGCCGGTCACGACGCCTCACACGTTCTCGTCGATTACGATGCCTCTTGACCGGCGTCAGAAGACTTTTCGCCAGCGGCTTCGTGGCGGTTGGCATTCCCTGATGATTTCAAACAGCACGCTCGACACGTACTGGTCCTTCGAGTCCGCGTCCATGGAGTTTACCGGGTGCTGGACGCAATCGTGAAAGACGGTGATTTATGCCAGCAGCAGCAGTTGGAGCCTCCCCCGCTCCCGCAATCAACCCCGCAGGTGGTGCCCCCGGTCTGCCGCCCGGCACCCAGTCCGCCCCGGCGACCCAGGCCCAGGCGGGTTACGGTAGTGCCATCCAGTCCCTGAATGCCGCGTTGGCGAACAGCAATAATATTTACTCCGGTGCCCAGGCCGGCTTGAAGAGCCAACTTCAGCAGAACCAGGGCCAAGTGCAGCAGAACACTGTGAACCAGGGCCTGGGTAATAGCACGGTTGCCACGACCTTGCAACAGGCCCCGCTGCAAACTTACAACCAGGGAATGTTGAACCTGGCTAACGCCCAGCAACAGGCTAACACTCAGCAGTATGATCAGCTTGCGAATACCTACTCGAATGCCGGCTCGACCGAGGCCCAGCTTCAGGCCCAGGCTGCCCAACTGGCAAACGCCCTCCAGCTTAGTCCCGGCCTGATCTCCCAGAACGATATGAAGCAGGGACAAGCGGCAGCAATTACCGGGGTTGGGCCGGGACCGTCACCGAATCTGGCGGGATAACTGATGCCCACATTCACTGGTCAAACCTCAAATCCCATTCAGCCCAACGCAACGTCGTTGGATCAGAACCGTCGCAACTGGCAACGGCTCTCTACCCTGCTGAACGGTGGCACCATCGCGAGCCATGTCGCGACCGCTGCCCCCATCACCAACACCGGAGGCGAGATTGGGCTGGCGTTTAATACGTCCCAATTCTCAGTGGTTGGCGGCGATCTGACCCTCGCCGTTTTAACCACGGCGGGCGACCTGCTCGTATATAACGGGAGCACGCACACCGCGACTCGGCTCCCGGCTGGGCCGAACGGCTATGTACTTACGGCGACAACGTCCTCGGCAGTGGGAGTCGCCTGGGAACCAGCTACCGGAGGGGGCGGTGGCGTCGGTACAATCTCACAGGTGTTGACGGCGGGTAACGATGCGGCGGGACTCACACTCACTGATCTCGGCGAATTAGACGTAAACAATGTCATTAGCATGGCGGCGGGGGGCGTGTATCAGTACAATAGTGTGCCCGTGATCCAGGCCCAGACCGCCCTCTATAACTACTACCTCGGCGGGGCGGGGAATCTCACGGGCACAGGAGACTACAATTTAGGGGTTGGGGCTGCGGCTTTGCCCGCTGTAACGTCGGGTAGCGGCAATACTGCGGTAGGGGCTTATACGCTGAACGTGGCCACGACGGCGATAGCGTGCACAGCCGTTGGCGGGGGTGCCCTACAAGCCGTGACCTCCGGGTACTATAACACAGCAGTTGGGTTCAACGCGGGGACGAGTTATACAGGGGGAATCTGTAACACCGCCGTTGGGTATGGGGCGAACCAGAGTGGGACTATCGGGTTGTACAACACATGTGTCGGGTATAATGCGGGGGTCGCCGCCACGGGGAGCCGCACTACACTACTCGGGGCGAACGCGGGCGCGGCGTTGACCACAGGGAACTCCAATACTCTGATTGGGGCGTATGCTGGAACGAACTTAACCACGGGGAACTATAATACCATCGTGGGTTACTGCACCGTGAGCGGCACCCTCAGCAATAACGTGATCCTAGCAGATGGGCAGAACAACATCAGGCTTCAGTTTGACAGTTCTGGAAACGGCACAATCGGGGGTTCGCTAACCGCTGCTTCATTCTCTGGGATCGGAACCGCGTTGACGGCCCTGAACGCCACCAACATAACCTCGGGCGTGCTGGCGACTGCCTACGGCGGCACCAACAACCTGATTGCAGTAAAGGGTGACCTGCTTACCTTCAGCACTACCGTTGCTAAACTGGGCGTCGGCACAGACGGTCAGGTGCTCACGGCCCGGTCATCCGCGACGAACGGTATCGACTGGGAAACTGCGGTCACCTCTCCTGTGACAAACGTGACACCGGGCGACGGGTTGACCCTGACCAGCGGCACCCTCTCCATGACAGGGGCCAACATTACCACGGTCGGAACGATCACAACTGGGACCTGGGACGGGACAATCATCCAGCCTACCTACGGTGGGACCGGTGTAAACAACGGATCAAACACCATCACCCTGGCGGGTACGCTGACCACCAGTGGAGCCTTTGGGCTTACGCTGACCACCACGGCCACCACCGCCGCGACTTTTCCCGCTGGGACCACGACGCTCCTGGCAACAAACGGAAATGGTTCGGCGTTGACGAACCTGAATGCAACAAATGTCGGCAGTGGCACTCTGGCGACCACCTACGGCGGCACCGGAAACCTGCTCACGACGAAGGGTGATCTCCTCACCTACGACACTACGACTGTGACGAAGGTGGGGGTTGGGACGAACAACCAAATCCTGATCGCAGATTCCACACAATCAGGTGGATTGCGATGGGGAAACAATCTGGCGTTTGGGCTTCAATCTCTTTCCTCTGATCCGGGTTCACCAACCGCCGGCGAAGTGTGGTACAACACCACAAGCGGTACTGGATAAAGTAGACACGGCCTACGGCGTAGCTAATCCCGATGTGAACTCTGTTTGTTCGTTCAACACGTCGTCAGACAGTAATCCGTGTCAACGGTTAGTAACAGCCGAAACGCTGTTTAACCAGAATGTGTCTATCCCCGCCAATACGCTGACCGTTGGTTCCTGCGTTCACCTTGAAGCCTTTGGGCAGTACACCAACACCGTGGCGGACACGATTACATTCAAAGTTAAACTTGGGTCCGCCATCGTTGTCAACTCGGGAACTCTGACCGCCGTCATTGGAACAAACAAGCAGTGGAGTATGGAAGGGTGGTTTACCATCACCGCAACGGGGGCAAGCGGCACCTTGAACGGTGCTGGGTTCGTGGGCATCAACGGCGGTAACTTTACTGCCCTCGCCTCTTCCGCCGTAACAGTTGACACTACCTCAAATGAGACGTACGGGGTATCTGTACAGTGGGGGTAGTGCTTTAACTACCAGCACAATCTCACTCGCGTTCATCGCCATAGAAGTTCTCAAGTAGTAGGAACAAACCATGCCACTTCCGCAACTCGCAAATCCTGGTGCTCCGGCCCCCTGGCAGGCGGCTCAAGCCAGCCTGATCGGGGCCTTGCAACAACAGCCACCCGGCGTGGGCGACCCATCCCTAACGCCGACCGATCAGCAGGTCACTGATGTGGAGCAGAGCCCCGTCCACCAACTCATGCGGAGTTACCAGCAGTACCACCAGCAGCGTCAGGCACGCCAGTCTGCCGGCTCCATGATGGCGAACCGGGCAACCGCCCAGACCCCGATGACCCAACACCTTCAGCAGGCCCGTGGACAAAACGGGGGATCAATGTACATCAACCAGGGCTTCGGAAGCCTGGAAGATCAGAACCTGCCTGCTTACACTCAGGAGCAGGGGATGCAGGACCATCCCACGGAAGACTTCGGCCCAGTCGCCCCAACGCCCGCCACCGCCGCCGAGACTCAGCGTGAGCAGTTTGAACTCCGGAAAGCCCATCAGGAGGAGATCGACAAGGGGCAGCAGCAGGCGGATAAGGAAGCGACGGAGTACCAGCAATCCCTCCAGGGTACGGGGAAGTATGCGGCTGCGAAAACGTAGCCTCTGCAAGCAGTGCTAGGGCTGATGCGAAAGACGTGAGAGCCTCTGCAAGCAGTGCTAGGGCTGATCAGCGGTTGACAATCTCCGACGCACGGGATACCCTGAAACGGATTGAGACGGACCCCGCGTATCAAACCATGAATAAGTTCGATTCGCGACGGCTGAATGGCGACGATATCGCCATCTACAATAACGCCAAACAAGCTATTGAGGGGACCTTCGCTCCGACGGGTACTGGTACTTCACCCGCTGCAACCACGGGGGTAAAAGCCATCCCGGCCCATCCCGAAGGTGTAGAGGTCGTGGACACCACGACTGGTAAGCGGTACGTTGTTCAAAACGGACAGTACGTGGAGAAGCAATAATGCCCCTTGACCCCGCTAACCTTTCCATCGCTCCTGGGACATTGAACCCCGCGAACCTGGTTCCTTCGGATCAGTACGATCGTGCCCAGGCGGACAAATCGATTGAAGACCAGAGTGAGGATGCTGCGACCAAATCGGCTGTGGCGTCCGCCGAGGCTCTCCCCGATTGGATTAAGAAATCGAGCGTCACAAAAGGAGTGGTGGGTGCCCTTAACGCCCCGATGGCGAACGATGCCCAACTGGAGCAGTTTCGGTTAGACCATCCCATTCTCGGAGCCGCTGAACCCCTGATCAAATTTGGGGAAGGTGTAGACAGAGCACTCCTCCAGGGGGGCACCAGGGCTGTGGGTGCATTGCCAGGTGTCAACGACGCTACAGTCCAACGTACTCTTCAAGCCGAACAGCAGCAGATTCCCGTCTCCGGGCCTTTGGCAACTGCTGGGGAAGTGACGGGAAATATTGCCAGCATGGTCGCAACGCCAGGCACGGCACTTCCTTCTGTAATCGCCGCCCAAGCCGTGGGGCAGGGGAAGGCCAATGCTGCGGTTCTCCGGGGGCAGGGACAGGAAGTATCCCCGACCCAAGAATTCTTCGGCACAGCCGGCCCTGCTGCCCTTCAAAGTGGTATCGTGTCTGCTCTGGGATCAGCCCCGTTCAAAGGAATCACTCAGCGGGTATCTGATGCTGTGGCCCCATATCTGCCAGAGTGGATTAACACACTCGGACCCGAGGGGGCTTCCAGGGCTGTTGCTAGTTTCATTGGGAAGTCCGTGCCGGCAGCGGGGGCTGCTGCGGCGTCCCAGATCGCTGACAACCTGATCTCTCAGCACACTCTCGACCCTAATCGCCCCCTGATGCAGAACGTAGGGGCGAACGCCGCTCAACTCGGCATAACCCATGGGCTTACCGGGGAACCGGTCAACCCTCGGGTAGCGGGTGTTGTAGAACCGGAAGCCGCCAGCACGGGCCAAGCGGGTGAGGTTGTGGAGGGGCATGTGGTCTCGCCTCTGACCGGAACGATAGAGCCAGAGCAGGCTCAGCCGGAAACAGTGGAGGGGCAGGAGAGTCCCCGGCCACCGGCCCAGAAAGTCCTTCCAGGCCCAAACCCCGCTAACTTGGTGCCGGTGGCCCTGACCGAACCCAGTCAAACGCCCAACGCCCAGCCGGAACCGGCCCGTCCTGCGGCCGAACCGAAAACGGCGACCCAGGAGCCATCTAATGTCCTGGAGGCCCTACGGCAACGTATGGAGACATCCCGATCTGAAGGGACATTTGGCCCTGACCATCCTGGCACCCAGGAAGAGGTGGACGCGGCACATCGGGCGAGGATCGCCGAGGAGTCGAAGCCCAAGTCCGAACCCACGCCGGAAGAGAACGCGGCTCGGCAACAGGCCCAACTTCAACAGCTTCACCCTGATGCCCAGATCGAGCCCCACACTGGGGAATACGTCGCGGACCTTGAACAACGCTTAAACGAGGTCGAACGTCGGACCAACGCCCAGGAGCCAAACCCAGGCCAGCGAGCCGAAGACACCGGACCACTTCCCGAGCACGAGTTCAAGGCCCCGGAGGAAGTTCAGGAACCTTCAGAAAATTTGAAGAGTCAGCTTACCCCGAACGAAACGATTCGGGGTCACGCGGCTGGCTATGCCAAGCAGGCTGGGATCGACCACAACCCTGATCGGAATTACGAGCCGGTGGACACAGAGCGTGCTGGTAACATAGCAAAAGCCTATGACGCTTTAACACACAACCCCAACGATCCCGCCGTGAAGGCCAGCTATGACGCTCTGAAGAAAGAGACGTTGGACCAGTACAACTACCTGAAGGATCAGGGAGTGAAGATCGAACCCTGGACTGGTGAAGGCCAGCCGTACGCCAACTCCAAGGAAATGGCGGCTGACGCCGCGAAGGGACATCTCTACGTTTACATGGGTGGCAACATGCCGGCGGACCACCCGCTAGCCGAGGAAGCCCCTGGCACCGGGATGACCTACAATTCGGTGTTCCGTGCAGTCCATGATTACTTCGGTCACGCCCAGGAAGGTAACGGCTTCGGCCCCAAGGGTGAGGAGCACGCCTGGAAGCAGCACGTTGCCCTGTACTCTGATGCTGCCAAGCCGGCCATGACTGCTGAGACACGCGGGCAGAACTCCTGGGTGAACTACGGACCCAATGGGGAAGCCAACCGGGCTAACCCTGCGAACACCACGTACGCCCAACAGAAGGCTGGGCTACTCCCTGACCAGTACAACGGAACAGCGGCGGAATCCGCTAACACTACGTTAGCCAAAGCAAAACTAAAACAAGCATTTCCTGGCGCAGAGCCGCACGAACCAGAAAATGCCGAGCAAAAGTCAATGCGGGATACCCTTCGGAAGGCCGGCGTCGAGCCGATTTTCTATAAGGGGTTGTCCGAGGATCAAAGCGGGATCACACTGTATGACGGGTCTGGAAGACAGAACCACGTCTTCATCAATACAGAGGGAACGCCAGAGGAGATTCGGGATACGGTGGCCCATGAGTTTACCCACGCACTTCAAGAAAATGATCCAGATCGGTACGACCGTATAGTAGCAGGCATAACGCCGAAAGAACTGGAAGCTGCTCGCATTGAATATGTCAAATCGATCGGAGAAGACCCTACCGACCCCTCATTCGATGCGGAACACATGCACGATGAAGCTGTTGCCCATGTAATCGGCACTCGGGCACGGACCAACCCTTCGCTAATACAAACAGTCGGCACAGAGGGGCAGAATGTACCCCCTAATGCAGGACAGAATCAAGCCACAAACACACCAAATGAGCCACAACCTGAGAGCGATTTCTTTGCTAAAATGCGAGAAGTCGGAGCCCGGGCCCAAGCTGCCGCTGCCACCCTTATCAGTGATGAAGGGGGTGGCTTCGACGTCAATGCCGCGACCAATGCAGCTAAAGCGTTCGTTAAACAGGATGTAGTCCCCACCGTCCAACGCAGTATCGAGAAGACAAAAAACCTCGCGGTCGCGATTGATAAGGCCCTCAACCTCGGCTTCAGCACGACACCGGAGGGACGCGAGGCGGAACTCGGTCTGCGGGGGATGCAAGGGAAGGCTGACGTAGCAGCCCATGAATTTGAGTCTCAGCTAGCCCCGTACTTGAAGCATGTCCCCAGTTTGGCGGATAACCGGGCTGCCGCTGTGCAATATGCAAACGAACTGGAAGCGGGCGGTAGTGGTGGGATCACGGCCCTGAAGCCGGCTGCTGCACTGCTCCAGGCGAAACGCAGCAGCAACGAGGCGAGGGCTAAGGACCTCGGCATCACCAACCTGGATCAACTCGGCTTTGGTATCTCCCGCATGTTCGTGCCAGTCGATCCTGACGAAGCCGCCAGATTGGCCGGCGACCCTTCGCTGATGGGTAAGTATCCGTTCTACAGCCAGAAGCACAACACATACGGGGCTGCTCTTCAGGCGGCGGAGGCGAAGGGCTTGAAGCCCGCTGACGATAATATCCTGGTGTCACAGCTTCGCCGGCAGTATCAGGTCGAGCGTTACCTGGGTGCCCTGGAGAAACGCCGGGCTGACGAAGATACTGGAGCCATCCAATGGCGGAGGCAGGGTGACCCCGCCGACCCCCAGTACGACACCAAAATGACTGACCCGAAATTCGGGCAAGAGGAACGGCATGGGGCACTCCCGTCCTGGATGGTGGCCCGGTACAACCAGATCGCGAAGAAGGATGGGGCCTTTGAGGCCCAGAACTACATCAATTCCAATAAGGGACAGATGGAGTGGGTTCGCCCTGGAGAGAAACCCAGCAAGGGGAACTCGTTTACCGGAGTCAAGGAGACTGGACAGTTCTACGCTCCTGAGGACGTGGCGCGGTACTACAACAACCTGATGCCGAAGGTGAACAATGACCCAATCGGGAAGGTGGCATCGGGCGTCGCTCATGCTGCTGTCTTGGCCCGGTATACGTTTGGCCCCTTCCACGCCCTCCAAGCGTACCTCACGGGCGTCGGTACGCAACTCGGGGGACTCAGACGTGGGGAGGCGACCTGGGGTGATGTTGTGACCGGAGGACTTACGCAGGGGGCACGTATCGACCGCATCAGCCAGAACTTAGCAACCGCGACCCCACAGCAACGCGACCTGGTTCAGCGGTTGGCGGCGGTCAACGCTGCTGGGGAACTGAGCAGCGTTACAGACGAACAGGCTCTGGCTGGATATCAGGATGCGATGCGGAACAACAATCCAATCGGTGCTCAGGTACGATTGGTGCGTGCGGCCTTCCGGAAAGCTGATGGGCTAGTTCGAGCGGTACTCCAGAACGTAACCCGAGGGGCCGCAGTCAATGAGGCTCAGCGGCAACAGAAGGCTGGCATTACCGACAACGAAGCCTTGGCAAAAGTATATGACGACGTAGCCCAGAAGCTGGGACTGCACACGAGAGGAAATGAGTTTAAGTCTGCCCCGCTACACAACGTTGTCCGTGCCTTCTTCCCCGCCTTCGACTTCATGGCCGGGCAGCACGCGAATCTGGCGTCTGCTGCCAAGGGGGCCTATGATCGGGCTAACGGGCAGAGCACTCCCTCCGGGAATCCCAGGGCCTTAGCGAACCTGGCGTACCTGGGGCTTACTGTGGCTGCCCTGAACAGCATCATGCAGATGATCTCAACCACCATCAATACAGGAAAGCCAATCCCACCAGAGAGTTTCCGCGACCTGATGCAATTCCGTACCGGGAACAAGGACGCGAACGGAAACTGGGAGCGGTTCGGCACCCCCAATATGTTCCTGAATCTCTACAAGGAAGTCATGAACCCCCTGGGTGAACTCTGGGGCCATCTCAATCCTGGCATTACCAACACGGTAGAAACGGTTCAGAACAAGGACTGGCAGGGAAATCAGGTACGCCCGGACGATGCCTCGCACATTGGTAATTTCTTCCGGGGGGCCGGTCACATTGCATCTGGGGCAGTGCCCATCTCAGCCAACGCCCTTCTGTCCAGCAACCCAGAGGGAGAACCAGAGAGCCCCTTCCATAGAGGTGCTTCGGTGTTCGGACAATTCAGTCACCCTGTAACATCAGAGGCGGAACAGATCGGCTATGACGCCCTGCATGAGAGAGGTAATGTTGGTGGGCGTAACCTGCGGGCACAAGAGATAAAAACTACCACCGCACGATGGGCAGAACAATTACGAGCGGACCCGTCGAGTGAGGATGCCGTCAGAGACGAAATGGATAAGACGCGGTGGATGACTCCGACCATCGCCAAGGCGGTGTATCGCAGAGCCCAGGCCCCGCTGGGTGCGGCTGCTCTGGTGGAGGACCACGAAATAGGACCAGACACTATTCTGAAAATGTGGAACGCCGCAACGGATGATGAGAAAGCCCAGATGCAAGACGGGATTAACGCCCGGTTAAACGATATTCCAAAGAACACGTCGCCCGATGAATACGAAAAATGGGGACAGCTTAACGAGCAAGTAGGAGTTACCCGTGGAAATTAAACTCGATGATATCGACCAGTTCACCGCCCACTTCGTGAAGCCGATGGTGGAGGCCGTCCGCCAGGAAGTGCAGGCCAGCCTCGCCCCCCTTACCCAAGACGTGAAGGACCTGAAGACCGGGGCTGCATCGACTGAGAAACGATTAGGGAAACTAGAAGGGGACCAGCAGAAAGCCTTAGTGGGCTTTGGAGTCTTCTCCGCCGGCCTGGCTGCGGCCCTGGCCGGGGCATGGGGCTGGCTCAAATCGCACTTCACGATCCATTGACTGTGATGCGGGTTGGTGTGGTGGCCGGACGGCAGCACTCCCAGTGTATGGAATACCACTCAGGTGGTAGCACTGGGAGTCGCCCCGCCGCCACCATCTTTTCGCCGTCCATCAGAAGCCGTGCCGCGTCCAACGCCATCGCCTTGGGGATCAACCGCTTCTCCCCGCCGCGTGACCAGATTATCACATCCGCTGCCAGGTCGATGTTCCGCACGTCAACGGTATCCTGAGTCGGTCCTGTGTACACCTTACAAGTAATCATCTGGCACCATTCCTCTCGCGAAGACAAAATCATCGATCCACCAGTTCGTGGTGTACAGGTTCGCCCCCACCTGTACGTGCTCTAAAGCCGAGTCGTTTAAACGTATCCATTGAAGCGGCTCTAGGGCCGGCACCGTGATCCCCCAGATTCTGGAGCAGTAGTCGTGAACGTCACTGAGGTGGATGGGTGTCACAATTTCCTCGATCTGGTTATATACCGTCGTTCAACCTCGTCCACTTCTATCCTGATCTGCCACGTGGCCCCTCGCTCATTCATCACCTCGAAGGTCCACCCGTGGGTGCCCCAGGGAAAGGTGCGGGCTGTGGGCTTTGTAAAGTTGCCCGACATGCAGGCCCTTGCCAACGCCGCTGATCCAGCATGCGAGGCAAGGGCCAAGAAGTCGGCATCCGTACGCAGGGGTCGCATTCCTTAGACTTTCTTGACTTCGGTCGTCACAGTCGTGGCACCGGACTTCACGGCTGCTGCTGCCTTCTCCACTTCTGTCTCGAAGTCAGACTTTGCTGCCGAGACGTCCGCCTCTAGGGTTGCCCGGTTGTGGACGATCTCGTAGATCAATGCAGCCAGGGCTGCTGCTATGAACGTTATCACCACATAGGGCACCAGCCACAGTGAGACACGGGTCGCGAGACTGCTCGCCTCCACCCCACCTCCTATAAACACCAACGCGAGCGAGGCGTTGTGGGCAGTGGGCAGCCAGAAGAACAGCCCGATGCCGACTCCTACAGCAATCACGCTGAGGAGAATGAAACCATCCAGGCCCTTGGCCACGGCAGTCAGACTTGTGGGCGTGTGCCCCGGACCAACGAACTCGTGGGTCGCCGGGGGAACCGCAGGGTGTGCGGCACAGCCGGTGAGGGTGATGGCGGCGGCAAACAAAGCCACAGCAGCGACGAAGAAAATCCATGCTTGACGAGTGCTCATAAGAACCTCCTATTTAAAACGACTGCGATTATACTTCTCACCACGCCCCATTGGCATGATGATATGTTGAGGGACTCCATCCAGGACCACTGCTGCTGACAGGATAGATCGGACCTTCAGGTTCTCCCCGTAGCGGAATGCGACGTGTCGATCATCAACACCGCAGCCAACATTCAGCCCGAAGACTCGTCGCAGGGGATTTGCTCTCCACCACACGCCACCAGCGGAGTGGATGTGCCCCATCACGGTTGACATCTGCATCTTTTGCATGACGTTTGGAGCCGGGAACAAACCTCCAGCCCCGGTGCCATGAAAGTAGTACACGTCATCAATGATGAAGTTTGGGAGCCAGTCCCACTTCGGGGTTTCCCATAATTCCTTGTAGCCCTTCAGGAACCGACCAGGGATGTTGACGGTGGCAGCCTGGGAGTAAACCCGGATGTCGTGGTTGCCTTCGCAGACCTTCGCCTTCGGGAACCGCTTCACCCACTTCCGAAGCTGGGTTAGGGCTTCTTCGTACTCGTCCTCCGGCCCCTGGGCTTCCGGGGCTGTCTCATGCCGGCTTATGGCGTGGTGATCCACCACGTCGCCAATATGGACAACCTCATTGCAGTTGAACTTCTCGTGAAGGTCCGAACAGAACCTACGGTAGCCGGGGTGACAGGCGGGCAAGTGCGTGTCCCCAATGACGAGTACACGGGCCATTATTCATCCTCCTGATACACGATCTTCAGTCCAAGCCACTGGGCCAGGGCATGTTCAGCACGGGCACCCTGACTCTTCTGCCACCCCCGCAGCATGTAGATGCCATTCTCCAGGTCGAAGTTGGCGTTGTCTTCGGCCAGGGTGATCAGAGCCTCAGCATCCCGCTTCGCATACACGTACTGCGGAAGGGTGTCTGCCGCACGGGGTTGCGGGTCCGCCCGGTCCATGTCCGCAGGGCTGATCACGTTATAGCCGCGTGCCTCCAGGTGTGCCTTGGCGGCGTCAAATGCTGGGAAGTTGAAGTCGGGGTAATTCCCTCATAGGCGCCTGCGAGGTAATAGGTGGGCCGTACCACTCCCGTGCAGATGATCAGTGGGGTGGTCCCGTGGAGGGTGCGGCTGGGTCAATGGCACCGAACGCCTTCTCCATCTTTTCCTTGATCACCTGTCCTCGTGATCAGGCAGCTTGGCCTCGGCCTCCAGTTCAATCTGGAGAGCAGCCAGGGCACGCCAGGCCACCTTGGCGGAGTGACGAAGGCCGTCACTGGGGTCGATGGTGCCAGATTCCAACAGGTGCCGGGCGATACAGTCCCTGTGGTCCGGGGACTTGTTCTTGGCCCAGTGCAGGGGTTCACCTGGATTGTGCTGTTTGTTCCCAACGTAGCTGACGTAGGCCACTTCCGAAATGGCATCAGGGAAATACGCCAGCACGCCTTCAAAGACGGGCCGTTCTTTTCGGTCTTGTTTTCCAACTGGTAACATAGTTCTTACTCCTCTCTAAGGTCTTCCAACATAACGCCGTGCTGCGTCCGGGGTGAACATCAGACCACGGTATATAAGTTCGTTCTTGCCACTCTCGTCCTTCCCCTCCTGGGACACGTAGGTCGCCAGGGTGAGGATGTCATTGAAGAACTGGGACTTCGTGCCCACTGGCAACCGGCGAGCCTCCGTCCACTTCTCCCACGCGTCGTACAGCATGCGGCGAGTGACAAACTCGTTCGCCCGCTGCACGGTGCATTCATCCAGGAAGCTGGCCAGGGGATTGTTGAACAGCTTCCATTCCTGCATGGCCTCCTCGCTTGATTCCGGCACAGTAAAGCGACCGTTTAAACGCAGCCTCCTCAAGCCTTCCAGTGCCCAGGCAGCGATACCCGGCACCTCAGCAACCAGCCGCTGCTTCAGAGTGTGGTCACGTTGCTCCTCCGTGACTTTCTTCTGGAAGTCCAGGATCATCAGGCGGCGTTCCATAGCCCCCGAAGGATCAGGGATGTTCAGGAAGATGTTAGACGCGATGGTGATACGGGTCATCAGCTTGACGCCTTCCAACCGCGTGAGGAACTTCCGGTCGATCTGTAGTTCATCGCCTCCACTGATTGACAGCAGGACTTCCAGGGCCTGGGCCATCGTCGCACCGGCTCGATCATCGCGGGCATCGCCGATGAGACACACGAGTTTACCCACCAGGGAGGCCAGCCCAAAGTTGTCAGCCAGTTTTTTGAACTGGGGGCTGGCCACGTTCCGCTTTCCTACCAGGTGGGATATGACGTTCAGGATAGTACCCTTTCCGTGTCCGGTCGGCCCACGCATATACAGCAGCTTCTCCATGCTGATATCTGCGGTCATGCAGTATCCGAGCCATTCCTGAAGCAGTAACACCTTAGCAGGGTCATCGCCAAGTGAGGAGTCCAGGAATTGTTTCCACAGGCTACATTCAGCCGTTGGGTCAAACGCGAACGGTAACGCATTAACGGTAAAAAGGTCTGGGGTGGACGGCAATAGAGCGACCGCCGAGTTTTCAAGATAGGCATCAACATCGAGTATCCCATTATTAAAGCAGATCAGGCTGTGCATGTCAAGCCCGTTCTTCCCATTGATCCACTGCGGCAGTGACCCATGAAGATAACCATCTGCCAGAGCCACCTGACGCATGCTCGCCCAGAGGCCCGCAGTGAACTTCAGCTTCTCCGGCTTCGGCCCCTGGCTTCGCTCCATGATCACCTGCTTGTCCATGGTCCACCGGGCGAACTCGCCGATCAGGGCGTTCTCGTCAATGACGGTATAGCAGCCGGCTGCGGGGTCGTACACGTACCAGGACTCTTCCCAGTTCTTCAGGAGCGTGACCTTACCAGCACTATGCTTCTCCTGGAGGAACCGGCGAAAGATCGTCAGGGGCCGGTCGTCCTCGATCAAGTCCTGGGTGATCTGCTCCTGGCCCTTCTCCTCGGCGTCGGCCAGTAGCTGAGCGGCGGTCAGGCCGAAGTTGTTCTTCCAGGCCCGCAGGTCTTTCACGTGCTCCGGCGGAAACAACGTCCGCACCTTCCCCGTGGTGGTCAGAGCGGCCTTCAGGGACATTGAAGCCCCGATGGCACCTGGCCATTCCCCGTTAGCTTTCTTGTCATTCTCCCCCATCACGATCACGGTGCGGCCCCGCACCAACTCTGCCATGATCTCCTGCCCGCCGATGTTGTTGGGCTTGCCTATCGCGGGGAAGCCCAGGTCGTAGGCGGCAGCAACGTCTGACATTCCCTCGACCACCAGCACGGGGTTCTCGTGGTCCGCGAGGGCTGAGGCACTGGCTAGAATGCCTGTGTCTTTCCTGATATGTAACCAGCCCAGCTTCAACTTCGCGGGGCTTGGGGTGCGAACGCAGACTACCGCTTTGGGGTCCGACGGACACTCGGACGATACAAGACACCCATCCCCGTGAGAGCACACCGGACAATCCACACCAGCCCCAACCCGAACCCAATTATGACTTCCCGATGAGTACCCGTGTTCACCTTCCCTGTGTTTGGGGTTGACAACATACATGCAACCCGGTTTGGAGCCGGGGTACATGAGTTTCTTACCGTTACAATTCCGCAAACTAAATCCCATCAGCTTGGCGTTCTCGTCCCGCATCGGGACTGTGAACCAGCCATCGTAGCTGACGTGCTCTTTCTTCAGGCCCTTCCCGCCGAACAGCACGCGGGGTGCGTAGCCAATCTGGAGAGCCATCAGGGCGTCAGTGGTCACACCCAGGTGGTTTCCCAGCCAGCCATACATCCCCAACGTGCAGTTGTTGAGGAAGGTACAGTGCAGTGCATTCCAGTCGTTCGCCACAGGACCTCCGCTTACAGCACCAACTTAAACGTCTGCGTGGTCCCATCGCTGCACGTCAGCACCAGGGTGCCCGAAGTCGCATGCTTGGGAGGCGTCATCCCCATGACGGACACCCCCCAGGACCGCGTGCTGCCGTCGGACTGTACCAGCGACACCGTGCCCGTCCTAAGCGTAACTGCGGGGGCGGGAGGTGCCACAATGGGAACAGAGTGTCCGGACGGCGGGGTGACAGTCACTGGGGTCGGGGAGGGTGCCGCGACAGGCGTAACAACGGGTGCGGGAGTCGGTGCCGCGACCGCCGCAACTGGGGCGGGCACCGGTGCGACGTTTGGGAGTGGTGGTGGGGGCGGGTTAGTTCCGGTCACGAGATTGTCTGTAAGCAGAGTGGCCTGATTAGTGTAGGCCCCACCAGTCTCCGCTGTAAAGTCTCCCCACTCGGCGAACTTGCCCGCGTCATAGGAGGTGTTCCCCTTGGCATAGGTTGTCTTGCTGGCAGTGCAAAAGCCGGCACCGCAGACCTGCGTGGCAACAAATGTGTTTGAAAGTAGCTGAACGTTGGTGCCCCCAATCTCATAGCCATATCCGAAGCGGTATCCCGTTTCACTCACTGGACCCCAGACTGCTCCAGGAGCCATACTGAACTCGACGTAGTTACTCTGGATCAGCGGGCTGACCGCGTTCAACATGACGAGGGACATGCCGAAGCTGTCCTGGTAGGGGTTACGCCAATCGTAGAATGTGTTGTTCGTGACTTGCATGCCGGTCACGACGCCGTTGCCCTGAACCTCCTGGCCCATCCGCTGGAGGCCCGATCCAGTGTTGTGTTCAAAAACAAAGTTGTTGCCCGGCTCGACGACGTGTCCCCCGTCCACGATGTTGTGGAAGGTGTTACCCGCGATCGTCAGGTTGGTCTGGTTATACAACTCCCAGTTTCGGTTTGAGGCCGGAGAGTCATGGAACAGATTGTCGCTGATGGTTAGGCCAACCCCAGGGATCGTGGCGAAGATGCCGAAGACATCAGTGCCGTTGGCGTATTGCCCCCCGCCATACTGGAACGAGCAACCGGTGATCGTGATGCCGTTATACTTCTGCCCGTCGCACATCTTGATCAGACCGTTGCTGGACACAATATCCACGTTGCGAATGGCGATGTTGCTGGCATTGGCGGGGATCACAATGCCGTGAAGGTCTTGGCCCGAGAGGTTGAAAATGATCTCGGACACGCCGTCGATGGAACCTTGGAGTGTGACTCCCGATGGGACAAAGAAACTAGCGACCAGGGTCCAGGTGGCAGACGTCAGTTGAACCACGTCACCAGCCTGTGCCGCTTGAACTTTTGCGGCGAGGTCGTCGCCGGATAATACAAGGATCGTTGCCATGTTCTGTACTCCTAGTTAAAGCGAATGTCAGGAGTTTATCCCCGACAATCGCGGCCTGAGCTTACCCGAGGGGATCAGGCTTTGTTCTTCTCGGCGATCTCCGCGAGCACGGCATCACGGGTGGCAGCGTACTGCTCCGGGGTGACCTTGTCATCGGGAACGTCCTTAGCAACCACGTTAAGGTGGGTGAGCCACATATCCTCCACCTCTGTCAATTCCACCTTGCCACGGGCGGACTCCCCGCTGACGGCCTCCCAGGCTTCAGCCAGGGTACACCCAGCCGAGGAGGCCGGGGTAGGGTCCGGTTTCGCCTTGGGCTTCCGACCGGGCGGGTTCTTCGCAGTAGAAGGGGCAGCCGATGCTGTGGCCGGTGCAGGGGTTGCCGCAGCCGGGGCAGCGGTAGTCGCCGCAGGTGCAGAGGGCGGCGAGGCAGCGGCAGTAGCAGCAGTAGTTGCTGTCGCAGCCGCAGCGGCAGGTGAGGCAGAGACTGAGGGCTTCGCCACTGCCGCCGTGGGCTTCGGCGGTGCCTTCCGGCCTGCCAGCCACTTGCTGTTCGCCGCTGCAATCGTCGGGGCATCGGCCTGCTTGATGCTTCGGTCCGGCGAGGCGTCCGGGGCGTCGATCCAGTTGACCTGGAGACTAGTTTTGCCGTCCCATGTGTTTTCTTCCACGCGGATCAGGACTGATTTGCCGGAGAGGGTCGCGAGGTCCTGGAAGTCGGCACCGCTCCAGCCGGTCGCCAGTTGAATTTGCTCGAAGTTTTTCAACGGGCCAGTGTCGTTGAAGAGGACCAGGTAGCCGATGATCTCGTCACCGTAGTTCCAGTCCACCCAGCCGGCCTCTGTGATTGGCGGCGTCAGGGCAGCCATTTCGGACTTCTCCACCACGTACCGCTTCGTCGCCACGAACTTCGCGACGAACTGGGGGAAACCTTTCTTTGTTTCCCCGTACGCCGCTTCGGTGATGGTGGCGAGGAACGCTCCTGCTCGATCAATCTGTGCCATACGATTCTCTCTTTCTTGAAAAGGGTTATTTTCTTGACGCCGAAGATCAGTCCAGGATCAGGGCGATGCTGCTCTGCTCGAAGAGGGCGACGGTGCCCCCTTCATACTCGTACGAGATATACGCAGGGGCCTTCTCAGTGCCCCCGAGACGAGACGGTCGCAGGTTAAACGCCTTGACCAGGACAGCGACACCGGGGTGAAGGTCAGCGGTTTCAGAGACGCCACCTTCGGCGTGCACGGTCCCCGGCCCCACGGCCACAACGACTCCGGTCCCGAACTCATCGGACCCAGTGCCGACAACAATGTTGCCGACTTTCTTCTCCGCAGAGATAGGATCGAGTTTGACTGCGACTAACGTATTACGCGGTTTGAACATGGTTCTCCTGTTTGGCAACGTTATAGGCCGCTGCTGCCTGCTCGGCGGTATCAAACACACCCAGATGCCGCTTGATACCGAATCGTTTGATGTATGCCTCGAACTTTCGGGCACGCTTACTGAATGATACGCCGGTAAACCCGGTTGTGTTATTGCTGTTTTGTCGTGTCCGGTTCGACACATTCTCCTGGTTAGTCACAATCCGAAGATTCTTTTTCTGGTTGTCGAGTCCATTTCCGTCCCGATGATCTACGTATTTGCCATCACCCTTCGTACAACCCATCACTTCCCGGTGTAGAAGCACTCCTCCCGTTCTCTTGCTCGACACGACGTACCAGGTCAGACTAGTGGATGGCCTCCAGGCAATCCAAGTATGCTGACGGAGCCGTTCAAAATCTTCGTCATCAACTCTTGCCACCAGACCATGCAGGAGGGGAATTTTCTTCACGGGATGCCTCCATGGAACAACATCTGGATCAAGCTGTTGTCTGTCGGGGATTCAAAACTGATAACTTCGGGCAACTGCTTTCCATCCACAGGACGGCTCTTGGCGATGAAGTGCAACGGTGCCGCAGTGAACAGAGATCGCACGGTACTACCGGACACCTTACCCGTCCGGTTCTGTACGTTGTCCTTCACGACAACGATATCGGGATAACCAACCCGGATTACATGATCGCACCAGGCACACACCTCAGACCGCAAGTTGGCATTCGCCGACGAATAAAGCTGCGGCCCAGATTGGAGATAGTCAGCACCCTCCAAGTTCGCGATACGGGCCGACGCCTCTTGGGCCAGGATCACAACGTTCCGTCCGCTACGGATCAGGTTGTCGAGGTCAGCAAGGATGAGCCGCATGTGCTCCAGCATGTGCCGGTATCCGCCCCCCCACCCGTACTGTAACAAACTGGTGGGCGTCGAACCCTTCTCCGTCTTGACTGTCGCCAGAATGTGCGGCTCAATCAGGGCTTCGAGTTTGGTTATAGTGTCGATAACCAGAGACCCCTTGGCCGGGATCAGGTTGATGGCCTGTGCGATTGCATCGCGGGTATCCTGGTAGGTCTCAACCCCGGTGATAGCCTTCGCACCGAGGTGCTTGGACCCATCATCGAGGGCCAGGAACACCGGGTCCGGGAACAGGTTCCCCAGAGTCGTTTTCCCCATGCCACTGTTGCCATAGATGAGCACCCGAAGGCCCTCATTCTTGCTGCTCTGAGTCACAACCGAGAACGTCTTCGCCGGCTGCCGGGCTGGGGCTGCGGACGGGGGCTTCGGCTGCGGGGGCAGGCTGGGCTTTCCAGTTGTTGCAGTCGGGGTCACCGCAGACGGTGCAGGTCGGGTGGGGGGCGGGGGCATGTAGTTCTTCCTTTCTAAAAATCCTCTCGAAGTTCTCGTCAAAACGTTGTTTGTTTACAGGGCGATAACGTGATCCTTTGCCGTTGCTCATGCTTCGTCTCCCTTCGCAGACACCGTCAGGTCCACGTACGCGAGGCGTTTAAACCCTGCCGGCACTGGGGCCTGACGATCACACGCTGCCTCGCTCCCGGCACCATAACAGATACTCTTGTAGGCACAGCGGTAGGGTGCGTCACAAGAACTTTCGTTCTCCACCCAGAGGTCATGCGTATCGTGCAGCTTCATCGACTGATAGGTAACGAACAGGTCCTTGCGGAACTTGCTCAACTCCTGATCGGTCCTGGCGATCTCACGCCTGGCAAAATACTTCTCCGGGGTCTGCTGAATGTCCATCAGCAGGCGGGCAGAGAACATCTTCAGGGTCTCGCGGATGGCGAAACCTTTCTTGCCATCTTCCACATTTACATATTCATCATCCACTAACAGACACCGCAGCGTAGGCTGACCTCGATCCCATACGGGTTCCTTGGCGACCTGAAACTCCTCGCCGTAATACTTCCCTGTCTCGATAAACTCCGCAGTCTCTTTTTGCGTAAGCATCGCGGGCTTGATTGTCGGTTTCCTGAAGATGTCAACTATAACACCGGCCCACGGCATGTCAAGGGGAATATTCTTGGGGAGCAAGCCGGCGGCTTTCATGTCCCGCAACGCCAGGCAGTAGTTGCTGATCTGGGTATCCTTCCGCCACCGGTCCCAAAAATCAGAGTCGGGGTCGATGCTCCGGCTCGTGGTTTTCCGCTCCAGCACACCGATCTTCCCACCACGCTGCACCAGGGCGTCAATCTTCCCGGTGCGAACCACCTCGGCGGTGGGAAGCGGGAGGCCGCTCTTGGGCATGTGGAGTGGGAGGTCGAAGGGGAGTTCCACGGCCAGAACTTCGACGGGGTCGTTCTGCCAGTACCAGACATAGCCGGCGAGGCATGTGATCAGGGTCGTATGCTCCAGCCGCCAGTCCTTCAGGTCCTTGTGAGTGGGGCATTCCGCGTACCGCTCGTTCAGATACTCGACGGCGGCGGTCATCGCACAGGCCCGCATTGCCTCCTGGGCCACCTCATCACTCACAGTGTCACCGGGATCAGCGGGCACCCACTCACGCAGAGCAGTCTCGTATGCCTCCAGGGCACCATGCCAGGATGACCCGGTGCGGAGGGTGTCAGCTTCGATGGCGGGGCGGAACGTAGTCTTCATGTTTCGCGAATGCCATCGGGTCCCTCCAACGTCAAGTTAGGCTGTCTTCGGCCCGTCTTCAGGCCCATGCCTGAGTTCGCGAGTAGTCCATAGTGGGCGATTAAAGCTGCATCAAGGATACCGTCCAGTGTACCACCTCTTTTGCCCTGAGTCAAATGAGAAAAGCCTGGATAGAGTCCGCCCCACAGTTTTTGCCTGATCTTGATCGCATCCGGGTGCTGCTTTCCTACCAGTCGTAGTGCTCCTGTCCAGGCGTTGGGCGACAGGTGGCGTACACTGAACCCTCGGGCCTTCAGGGCTGCATCCAGGGCACCGCACTGAAGCCCGAACCGGAAGGCGAACTCCGCCGACTCACCTGGACGGCCTGAGGGCCATTCAAGATAGGCAAGCGTGGAAGTTGGGGAAAGCTGATCAAGGATTCCGAGGACGCCTTCCACACTCAGGCCCCGGTCATCGGCCTCAGGCATCGGCCAAACCCTCACCAGTTTCGTCCTGATGCGGATTTCCGCGAAGCCCCCGGTTCTGCCAGGGTCACAGCCGAGGATTGCATTCCAGATCGCCACAGAGCCTCCTATTAGAATTCGGGGTGCTTCACTTCATTGTCGCCACCCAGCACCACAGGAACACTGCCACTGCCAGAATGACGCACCACGTCAGATCGACGCGGTCCAACCTCTGTGGAGGTGATGGGTTTGGCACGCCGGATGAACCGGAAGAACTCCTGGAACTGGGCCTGCCCCCAGTGCTCCCACCAGTAGCGCCATTCTTGCTTTGTTCTTTCATCTTGAAACTCCAGCTTGTGCTCTGTCATCCTTAGTCCTTCCCGTAGCGTGAAGAGATGTGGCCGCTTGCGTCCAGGGGCAGTCCTGGTGCCCAGTCCGGCTCCCTCACCAATTCTTCAATCACCGTAGCGAGGGCTTGATCGGCCTGACCATCAGGGACCACGGCCACAATTTCATCATGCACCAGCAACGCCACCTTGATTCCACGGGCCTCAACCCGCAGCACGGCATCAGTGAGTATATCCCGACTCACCGCCTGATCCACGTTCTCCGTGATCAACCCCCCGAACAGCCCATCCCAGGACTTCGTCAGGTCGTTCCAGACCTCGACTTTATCCCCATATCGATCGTCAACCAGTCTCACCTTCTGATAGTGCAACTCGCGACCCGAGGGCAGCGTAATCACAACATCACACTCAGGTCGGGATTCAAACCGGACCTTGTTTACTTCCTGGGCCTCCCCGTACTTGGCGGTGAAGATGAATGCTTTGTTGTACCGATCCCATAGAGCCGGGATCATGGCGTAGGTGCTACGATATGTCTTGATGGCAGACTCCGCAGTTGCGAAGTCACAGCCGGCGTACTCGCTGAACCGCTGAGCACCCATACCAAAACCCGCACCGAGAATTGTGATTTTACCGAACCCTCGCCGATCTTTCATTTTCTTTTCGATACTGGGGATGCCACCAGTCCTAGGTTTCCGCACAGGACAGTTGTAGAAGGTGCTGGCGAACTGGCTGTAGATGTCGGCTCCATCACGGAACGTCTGCACCAGATCGTCCTGGCCCGCCAACCACGCGAGCACTCGGGCTTCAATGCCCGCCAGATCAACCACAACAAGTTTGTGCCCCGGTGGAGCAATCAGAATCTCTCTGATCTCAGACACCAGTGCTTCCCCGCGTGCCCCCAAATTTTGAAGGTTCACACCACCACCCCCGCTGTATCTGCCGGTGTGAGCAGCATGATAGTTCAAGCAGGCGGGCATCTTGCCTCCACCGGCCTTAGCCATATCCACGATGGCGGTCACTCGCTTGACGTGAATCGGCCACGAGTCGGCTGCAATTCGTCCAGCCATCAGTTGCCGTACACGCTCACTCGGATGGTTCACCAGCAGGGCACGCTCGGCATCGGTTTTAGCCAACGCGAATGTCCACCCCTTCTTCATCACCTTCATGTACTTCTGCGGCTGGTCCCCGGCATCTTCCAGGGCCTGCGTCAACAACCGATCAAAGGCAATATCGCTTGTCAGGTCTGCTGCCGTTTCACCAGTCGTCGCCACCGCCTCTTGAACCTTCGCCTCCATGCGAGTGATGATACTGGCCGCTTTCTCGTAGTCTACCATCAGACTGGGATGGGTTGTCATTTCAACACAATGCTGGGCCAGCGGTAGTTCCGCTTCGGGCCTGCTAAGACGAGGGAGCAGTAGGGTGAACAACTTCCACTCTAGTTCTACGTCGTTCGTCGCATAGCTCGCCAGGGCCTGCTGCTGCTCCGGGGTCATGGGCGAGCGACGGGCTGGGGGCTTAACCTTGCCCCGCACTAGCTTGGCGGGCGTTACCCGAACCCGATTGCTCAGACCATCAAAATTCGCGGTGTCCCCTTTAGCTCCTAGATTATAGGCTTCGGCGAGGTGCTCCAGGCCATGCTTACGGCGGGTGTCCCATGCACGGGAGAGGGCCAATGTATCCACGATGTATTTCGGATAGAGCCCATAAAGCAGGGCGAGCACAGAACAATCGAACGGGGCGTTGTGGCAAACGAGAGTGCAGCGGTCTAAGTTGTCACCATACACTGATTGCAACCGCGTCAGAAAATCCGCAGCCACCTCACTTCCGTTGTGCCATTGGGCCACATCCTCCGTGTGGCCAACATGCTTGCTTGCCAAACCGAGCACCTCTACCCGTTTGTCGGTCAGATACTCAACGGTGCTTAGCTGCTTCAGGCCATAATGATCTTTGGTGTCATAGAATAATTCGTAGTCCAGAACCACCACTGTCGTGGGATACCCAGCGGCCTGGAGAACCTCTTGCCACGTCCGTTGGACCCTGGGCACAGAGCGTACTGCCTGCTTGCGTGATGGAGGCGGCGGTCTTAGCGTGTCCATGTCTTCCTCCCTCTCGGCTTACCGCGTTTAAACGACAGCGGCCCCAGGCAGCAACCGACCGCGTATATGCTGGTGCCGTTCCGGTGAACGCTACATCGGTTCGCCCTCGCCTCGGGGAAGGCCAGGTTCAGCATCTCGCCAAATTTCTCGATGCTGGCCCTGGTTGGCTCCCCGCTGGGGAATTCAATCACGTCCCATCCAGTCCACTCAGGCCATTCCTTCAACTCAAAGGCAACCACATACTCCCGGTACAGGTCCTTGAGGAGAGTAACATGCTGATGCCCAGCACGAAAGTCATAATGATCCAACGCACGTTTCACCATGCGTTGAGTCCACGACGGCCTGAGAGTATTCTGAACGCGGGCCATCAGTGCCCCGCCTTCAACTGGCGGTCGATCTCCACAAGCTGCTCCGGCGTGATCAGGCTGTAGCCACGGGCCGGCCCGTTCTCGGGGTGGTTGACCACGGTGGGCCACGCCAGGGCCAGGGCCTCCAGGTGCTTGAGACGGCTGCTTAGGACCATTTCGGCCTCATGCAGCTTTTCCTTAAATGTCTCGTCCAGCTTGAGCCTTCCCACGCTGCATGTGGTGCACGACCTGGTACTGCTTAACAGTGGACCCGATGTGATGCACCATGCCCGCCGCCTTGCTGATGAACGGCTGGCTGCAATTCTCCGGGTGCCGGGCGTTCTCGTGCAACGTAACAGGGAACTCGGTGAATGTCAACCGCTTCCCAATGAAGCGGATGTACTCCAGGATCAGGCCCTTCGTGCTGGTCGGGGTAGCCGTGTTCTCCGCGATCACACAGATGGCGTCCCGGATGCGGACGTGCTCGGGGGGAAGGGGCGGTGCTGGCGTAGGTCTTTCAGGACTGACGGCTGGTGCCGGAGCAGGTGCATTCGGCACAGGTGGTGCAGTTGGGCGAGCCGGGGGCTGAGGGGTTGACATTTTGATTCCCATTCCAATTGATACCAAGCCTCGATGACAGAGGCCCAGGGGCGTTGGATTCATGCTGTCTCGCCACGAAGTGCGTTGGCGTCTAAGAAAGTCCCAGGCCGCCGTCAGCCGGGCTGAATGGATACCGTTTTGGGGGAGGTTTCGGCGGCACGTTTAAACGCCTCCATGTACCAAACCCTTGGGCAGCTTAGTACGCTCCCCCAGTTTGTTGATGTAGTGGGTCGCGGCCACGCGGAACCGGGAGCCGAAGAAATCAGCCAGGCCGTGCTGCTCCAGGTACAGCAGTCGGCGAGCAGTCGTCTTGGACAACAGCGTAGGCTGCTGGGGCTTGGGATACTTGATTCGCCCCGACTTCACCCGCTTCACCCCTGGAGGCAACGCCTCACGCTGGGCACGGGTGGGGAAAAACGGAACAAAAGTATAATCTGTGCTACTCATCTTCATCCTCCAGGTTGCGGCCATCCAGGTCCACCGTACCCGCCTCATATCCCATCGCTAGGTCGATCTCGCGATAGGGGGCGTTTCCACCCCGACCTCCGGTGTCCAGCTTTCCACGACGGTGTTCGCGGTGTTCCTGCTGGCGTTCTTCCTCACGGTCGGCGGCACGGAGATCATCCAACCACCGTTTGACTTCCTCACGACTCATACATTCCTCCGGGGCGGTTGCCCGCGTTTGCGATAGACATGGGGCTTGTACCCCGGTTCCCGCTGTGCCCGCTTCTCCTCCAGCACTGTCACATGCCGGAACCAGTCGTCTGATTCATCCTGGGTGGCCGCGTGATCGATCTCCTGCTGCCGGACGATCAACACGGACTCAGGGCGTTCCTGAACAATCGGGAGGGCTGGATTTGAACCAGCAATCTCCGGTGCGTCCACCGGCGGGCTTTGCATTACCCCACCTCCCGCGTATTTTGCCTCCGCCCACGCACCCCACTGCTCCTTCACCTCACGCAGCTTGCCACTGAACACCGGGTCAACCGTGTGAAAGCCTTTGGGGTCGCGACGAACGTGGGCCACTAATTTCTTCAGGCCCTTGCCGTACGTCAGCAAAAACCCATCGCCATCGCTTGTGCAGTTGACTTTGTACATAGGCGACTGGGTGGAAAATCGAATCCACATGAAGGCGTCCAACTACGCCTCCAGTCGCTTGACAGGACATACACCGCCCTGTCGCGGGTTCTGTGGTCAGGCCACCGTCGAGATTTCCGCCACCTCGGCTTCGCGGCGAACTTGGCCTTCTGCCTGCCGGGCATCGTATCGACGAATGTAGTTCAGGATGCGGTAGAAGGCCTTCCTCGCCCCCGAGGGCCAGGTAAATCCCATACGTTACTCCGACACGTCCGCCGCCGTTGAAAATTTCCTTCGCCAGCACGTAAGGCCCTACTTCCAGGAACCGCTCTCGCAGGGCTTCAACCGCTGCCTTCGCTTCAGGAACTGTCATGGTGTTCTCCTCTCGTAAAGAATGAATGTTGTCCACAGGTACAGTGTACACCGGGAATCAGGATAGTCAAGTCCTATCCCAATTCCTCCGGGATACTGGGTTCGCGACCTTCCAGCACCGCTGCCTTGATGTGCTCGGCAGCGGCGAGCCGGCCCGCCGTGGTGGTTCTAGGAACACCCGACGAGAGGCCCCTGCGGCCACCAGGATGTTTCCATCCGCATCGGGGCGGACTTCAACACGGTCGATCTTCTGCGATCCTTCTGCCGGGCGATGGACATTGCTCCCTCGATTGCCGCCGCAATCCTGTTGTCAAGCCTTTGTTCGGCATCGAAAACATAGGAACCGCCAACAATAACGCCGTGAGTCATAAGATTCTCCTGGTTAAGGTTCTCGTATCATACACCTGCTTGGCCGTTAAGTCAAGCAGGCGTTTTGGACCGTCTATGCGTTTAAGCTTCCAAATACTCCGATGCTGCTCTTAACACTTTGGGGCTTGAACGGGTCTCGGTCCAGCCGGCCGATAGCCTGATGCAACCATGCCTCTCGTGTTTCTTTCACGTTTTTCATACCGCCTCCCATACGATCTTCCCATCAGGTCCAATCGTCACCTGTTTGGTCCATCCCTCGGGGATATTCTCCCCGGTGGCATAGACCGTGTAATTTGATGAACCGATACCGTCCACCTTGCCATGGTTCACATATACGCTCACCGGGGTGTTGAACTGCCGGGCAATATACTGTGCCAAGTGGAGTGCTTCTATGTGTCTCATAATGTTTTCCTTATCGACTGATAAAGGGGCCACAGCCCCTTCCCAGCTTGTATTTGCCTTTGTGGGCCTGCTCCGCCTTCTCATAAGACTGCACGGCCCTTGCTCTTGTGCTTGGCCTTCTTGCTGTTGACGATGCCGTTGGGGCTTCCGTTGTTCACAGTATGTCTCCATTCTCGCTAAGGTATCCATTTTCAATCAGGGCACGGGCTTGCCGCCCATAAAAACCTTGCAAACTCCAGGCCAGGCCAGACTTGATAAGGTTTGAAAATTGTTTGATGCCGCCTATCTCTTCATCTAAGTCTCCCTGCTCCCACTCGATGATACCGCCGACGGTATCATATTCAGGTGTTTCGGTTGCCATGTTCAGTCTCCGGTTAAATTGACGAGGTTCATCATCACCAGTTCCTGCAGTCCGAACACTGTATGCTCACCGCAGCACTCACACTCATACTGCTGAGCATCCGGTTCGACACCGCCATACTGTACCTCTCCACACGAGGTACACCCGCCGTTGTTGCCATCCATCACGTCTGATACTGAACATTCGACAATCATTTTCTCTCCTGCTGAAGCTAACTATACACCAGTTCGCGGGGAAAGCAAACTGGTGAATTGTTTTCTTCACTGCCCGTACGTACCCCCATGGGTCAACTGATGGGTCAGGATACGGGTTAAAGGTACTACAAGGCGGCCCGACCCCGCACGCCCCATGGCAGGGTACGGCGATGTCTGCTGACATTTCTTCGGGTCGGGCAAACCACATTGTTATCTCTATTCGCCACAACCGACGCACGCTGGGCGGTAGAACGCATCATGGCCATTTCGTGGCCAGCGTGTCGCAGACTCTGCACGATGTCCATTGCCTCACCGATGACTGCACGGCGAGCGTACACAACGTTCTCGCCACGTTCGATGCTGAATTCACACTCTCGTACATTCTCTCTTCTCCATTAATGTTTAAACTTACATGACAACAAACCCTTCAATTTCACGTTCATCGCCTTCCATGGCAGGTAGTCGGCACCATAGCCAGCCTTTGTCTTGCACTCAATAGGCCGTCCAGTTGCAAGTAGACTGTTTAAACGAACTGTCCGTTCACTGTCTCCACTGTCAACAGCACAGACTTCTGGGACAACGTCCGTTTGACATAGCTGGCGAAGTGCTCCGCAAACTGAGCGTCGTCTTCTGTCACCGCGAAATCGTCCGGCACGACAACTTCCAGGGTAACGCCTTGCTCAGTGACCAGTTCATTCGCCGGGCTCCGCCATGAGCCCGAATGGAAGTACATCGTTACGCCGCCAAACTGGCGGGATACATATTCCCGCACCGTGCGAAGGGATGCCATTTGGACATGCTCCGGGATGGGAAACCCATCCTTGTTAAACAGGGTCCCTGCAATCACTCTGATGCGTTTCATGTTCTTTCCTCTCCGGTTAGTGTAAACATATCACAGTTTGCGAGAAATGCAAACTGTGAAATTTTCACGCTAACTTAGCGATGATTTCAGCGTACACTTTCTGCATGTCACTATAGTCGGAGTCTTTCTCCTCCATCGTCCGATCGGGCATATCGGGATCGGCATTACGCTTGGCCATGGCCAGCAATTCGGCTTTCGTCCCTTGCCATATTTCGGTTCGACCGTGCTCATCCCATGTACTGTAGCAACTGCAATGATGAATGTGGATGAGGTATGCGTCATCACCCTCCACATAGGCTCCTACGCCGTTAGAACTGCCATATCCGTTGTCATCCGTCGAGCGGGCGACAAGCTCCGCATTTGTGCTCATAATGGCCATTGTCATTCCTTGTTAAGACTGTTCTTTCTTACACTCTCAGCATATCACCGATTCACAGTAAAGCAAACCGGTGGTGAATTATTTTTACTTCACGACGCCATGGAGCCGACGCCAAACGACCCACGTGATAGCCTGCATTTGGCACGGGCGAATACCAATTTCACGGGCGGCATCACAGTGATGCTTCGCTAGGCGGTTGTAATGCCTATCGTTCATCACCGGTGTATCATCCAGTGTGATACGCTCGCCTGCACAAATAGCGAACGCGTGACCGTCGATGCATACGCTAAGCGTATCGTTGGGGGATTCAATGCAGGACCAAAACGCCCGCACCTTGTTACCCTTGACAACGACGTTGGGATTCTGGCCGTTGATTATACGCTCGGCTTTGCGTACGCCATCATACCATCGCACGCCTAGACCATCCAGACTGAAACCGCAGATAACACGCTCAGCAGCTTCAATGTTATGCTCCCAACGCAAGCCGGGAGATAACACGGCGATGATAGCGGATGTTTGGTGTACGCTTAAATCATGGTGCCTTGCGAAAAATACTGCTGCGTTATGTGCAGTCTGATACCATCGCATTCCTGCTCTGTGTTCATCAGGCAGACATTGAGCGTATACCTTTAACACATTCTCAATAGCCTTGTTCACGTTTGCTCCCTCTCTTTTGTTTCGCATTAGAAGCGATTTGCGTGGCGATAAGGTATCAAGCCGGGTAAAAGTTCAAACTTGTCTGTGAATCGCGTCTAAGATGCCCTCTAGCTCCGCCACGGCCCTATTGTGAGGTTCTAGGTCAGACAGATTTAGGTTTTGACAGCTTTGGGCGATAAAATCGATCCACGCCATCCGCTGATTTACCCATTTTGACATATATCGTTCACGTTCAATATAAGCACGCAAGCTGCCTTCAGTACGATCAAGGATTGCTTCCCAGTCCCGAACCTTTAGATGCTCACGATGGCGAATCAGGTATCGATCGTATATCCACTGGGCACGGCTGCCTAATGTTTCATCCAAACGGCTGCCCAAAACTGCATTGCATTCGTTGCACGCAGGTAAACAATATGCGACGTGCTGATGGGACCATACCCGAAAATGTTCACGACTCATCACCGCTCGCCACGAAGTCTAGAATCCAGCCTATCTATAAGGTATCACTACCTGATAACCACCGCGTCTGATAACCTGGTGGTTCACGTCCGATAATCCATATTATGATAAGCTCAGTAGTTATAAGACGTTAAGCCGGGTAGTACCTTTGGTTATTGGACTGTGGGACTCCAGGTACTTCGATAGGCACCCCCAACCTTTGCAAAATTTTCGTTGTCCCTTTACTAGACCCTTTTAGGTAAAAGGGACAACGTACTAGCCCCTTTACTAGCCCCTTTCGTTGTCCCTTTACCCCAAAATACTTGTCCCTTTTCCTTGCTTTGTTGTCCCTTTTGTGGTACACTGGTGGGTATGGAAACACAAAACCGCTCCCGACAGACCCGTTACTTGTCCCTTTCTATCCAGGAAGCCGTCGCCGCGTACCGTGCAGGTATGCTGATCAAGGCGATAAGGGACAAGTATGGCCTCACCCGCACGGCACTTCGGCACCATTTGAAGCAGGCCGGCGTGCTCCGCAGACCATCTGGCCGGCCAAAAGGGACAAGTATCGTTGTCCCTTTACAGCCAGTCGTTGTCCCTTTACAGCCAGTTACTAGCCCCTTTATTCCCGCTCAGACGACTGGCTCCCTGCGTAGGGATTCCCTCGCGGACCTCGCCGCCAAGGGCATCGTCCCCCCACTCCCTTCCGCTCCTGAGTCGAAGAAACCCTCCTCCTCCTCCTCCTCCCCACCACGGCGTACACCAAAGGACTCAGCCCCAGAAGAGGCTCCAGAGCTCACCCATGAGCAGAGGGTGTGGGCCTGGGAGCAGAAGACGATCGACGATTATGGGTATCTGGGTACCGCCGGCGTGGCCGAGAAATCAGTGGAAGTCCTGATGCAACAGCACCCTACGACCACCTACGTGTTTGTCCCCGACACCGAAACTTGACACGGGTCCAATAATGTAGTACACTGTGAGTGTAAGGATTCCAAAAATGAGGTTAGTATAAGGATATCTCTTAAATACGCATAACACGTAGGAGAGAATAAGAGAATACTTTGTCTGACAGAGGTAGTGCAAAATCGGAGTACACGTGTCTGTGTAACATCATTATACAAACGGCAAAAATGAACCTCTGGCAGATGTACTCACCCTACCCTCCCGCATCACGTCCCAGACTCTGCCTGGCTGGCCTGATCGTTGCCTCGGCAATCGTCGCAACGATCTTCATAGGAGGATCGGGTGTCTCATGCACGACGATGACCAGTACCCCGGCGTCTACCCGGCCTGGACCTACATCCCAGCCGGAGACGGTCCCTTTGACCCCGGCGTGGCCCCCAGGGTGTTCGTGGGAGCACCCGCCGGCCTGGTGGATGTACCCCGCGATTGATGGGGAGCAGTGGGTATGAGTGATATTTTTGCGGACATAATCATTGGGGTTGCCGTCGCCGGCCTGCTGTCCGCCGTGTGGGCGTCGTGGCACACCTACAAGGATTCGAAGCACGAGGAGCGGATGTTCAACTTCCGGTGCTGGGCTCGCGGCCAGGAATACGTCGGGCCAGACACGCTGCGGCGGCGTAAGGGTGTGTGGAAAGACAAACAGCTTTAATTGGAGTTCCCGATGGGTATTCGATCACACGTAGGTGAAACGGTCAACCTCTCGTTCAATCAGTCCACCACTTCTGGGCCGATGACCGTGCTGGATAGTAACGGCGTGGTGCGGCCCATCCAGCCGTGGGAACGGTTGGTCATAGACTCCCTGGAGGCCACGACGTTAGTGAATGCGGGCAACGCCGGGCTTCTCTTCCTCGCGGATAGTGCCGCGACTACTGTTCCACTGATAGTGCTATCCGCCACCGGCGCTGCCGCTGGTGGTTCTGGTGCTTCCCTCACCGTCTCTCTGCCGGGTGAAGGTGTGGCCCTCCAGACGGGCAGCACGCCATATGTCAACACTGGTGGGTATGGTATAGCCGTCACCGTCACCGGCACCGCCAGAGTCACCAACGGCAAGAGCCAGGGTGTACGGGCCAATTATCAATGCCTCTTGACAGCAGGCGGAAATATTGGAGGCCAGTGACCATAACTCTTTATTGTATAAGGATTTATGCAGACACGAGAAGAGAAGAACGCATACATGCGGGCTTGGAACGCAAAGCGACATGGCCAGTAAACCACCCACACGTCCACCCCCACCGCCGAAGTCCGCAGAGAGCCTTCGTACCATCGGGAACGAGGCTCACACCACTGACGACCAGGGCAGGGTGATCACGAAGAAGGAGGCCCTGGACCGGGCCTTGTGGGCCGAGGCCCTGGGGTGGACCGAGGAGATCAGGGACGCGAATGGCAGCCGGCGACAGCTGGCTCACCCACCGAATATCAAGATCGCGATGGACCTGAAGCAGTTGCTCGACGGGAAGGCGGCGGTCGCCACCGAGGTCGCCCCCCAGGGGCCGTCCGTCGCGGCACGGGTGAGAGCACTGGCGATTGAGAGGCTGAACGCCCTGGCGAACAAACACACAGAGAAGCCGGATGCCGAGCGGTATCTTGCGGAGCAGAGCTAATTCCAAACCTGTTCAGCATCAAACCCGACGTGAAAGAACCAGTCGTTCAGGACTCCTGGACTGATCCCGCCACCGGTTTGACTGTGCCGCTTGAGCCTGATCAAAACCTCCTGTGGCGTGCCGATATTCTTGAAGCAGCCGAGAAAGACCCCGCGTTGCAGACTGATCTCTACACGGCATGCAGCCAGAGCATCGAGTTCTGGATTCTCGCGTTCGCCTGGACAGTTGCAGTGTTCTCCTCAGACGAGGAAGGTAAAGCCGAGCAGGCCGAGGCCCCGTTAGTTCCGTTTGTCCTGTATCCCCGGCAGATGGAACTGGTCGAGAAGCTGTACGACTGCGTGGACGGTGGTAGTGAACTCCTGATCCAAAAATCTCGTGATACTGGGGCATCATGGACTTGTCTGGTCGTGTTGGCCTGGTTCTTCCTGTTCCGCCGGAATCAGTCGTTCCTCCTCCTGTCACGCAAGGAAGATGCTGTTGATCAGTTGTCCGGGCTGGTGAACAACTACCCAGCCAATGTGACCTCAGATGCTGGCACCCTGTTCGGGAAAATAGATGTGGTGCTTTCCCGACTGCCTGAATGGATGCGGCCCAAGTGCTCGCGTAAAAAACTCCACCTCGTCAATCAGACGAATGGAAGTCGTATCGACGGGGAGTCCGCTAACGCGACGGCGGGTACGTCTGACCGCCGCACGGCCCTGTTCATGGACGAATTTTCCAAGGTACTTGAAGCGGAATCCATCAAGCGATCCACCCGTGATGTGACGGCCTGTCGCATCGTGGTCAGCACGCCCAACGGTGCTGGCACTACTTTCTCGAAGTGGGCACAGTCTGGTACAATTGAGGTGGCCGACCTCATGTGGTATCACATACCGGCCAAGGCACGCGGGCTGTACGTCAAGCAAGACGAACTGGGACGGTATCAAATTCGTTCCCCCTGGTACGACCACCAGTGTGAGACTCGAAGCCCCAAGGAAGTCGCAATCGAAATTGACTGTGACCACGCGAACTCGGGTGATCTATTCTTTGAACAGCACATCATCGCCCAGCACCGCCAGTTGTTTGGGCGTCCTCATAGAGCAACCAGGTCCATTGAGTTTAAGAAAACGCTGACGGATCAGCAGGTCGTCTCCGCGATCCGGTCTGCTGATCTTGGGTCCGTCACGTCAACAGGGCACGGACCCTGGAAGCTGTGGTGCAATCTGACCGGGGACCGCCCAGACCAGAACCGAACCTATGTGTTCGCCGTGGATATCAGTAAGGGCCAGGGGGCGTCGAACAGCGTTATCGCGGTTGCCTGTCAAGAGACGCACGAGAAAGTCGCGGAATACGCCGACCCGAATGTGCCGCCGTACCAGCTTGCGAAGATCGTCGCCGCCGCCGCATTGTGGTTTGGTGGAAAGGACAAACGGGGCCTGGTGATCTTCGAGCGAAACGGCGACCCTGGGATTGAGTTTGGTCGCACATTCGTCCACGATCTAAGGTATCCCAACTTGTACTTCGACCGGCAGCACGGAACCCAGCGGCAACGAGTCGGGAAGCGGTATGGGTTCCATAGCAACACGGACAAGAAAGCTGAAACCCTCGGCGTCTTGAGGAGAGCGTATGCGACTGGCAAGTACATCAACCATTCAGTTGCCGCGTTGGAAGAAACCCTGCTATATATTTCTTACGACGGTGGAGGAGTGGGGCCGGCGGCTTTGGTCAACGAGCCGGATGCCGCCAGGAAAGCACACGGGGACCGGGTGATCGCAGATATGTTGTTGTGCTGGGTCATGGACAATGAGAGTCGCGGCGTTCGGGCCGCGAAGTCCACAACACCAGAGAGGTGCTTCGGTCACCGTCTTGCGGCGTTTAAACGAATCAAAGCCAACGAGGGTAAGCCGGTTAAACTTGGCTCCCGCGTTTATTTTGGCCAGGAGGTCGCGTGAGTTATCTTGATGAGATCACCCCGCAGAAGTTGCAGCAACAGGTCCAACGTGGGGCAAAGCGGCTCTCGTCTTTCCGGGCTGCCCGCATCCACTGCTTGAAGCAGTACGTGGGTCAGTATTACGACTCCACCTCCAGTGAAGAGGGCACACGTGCTCTCAACTTGATCTTCAACGCGGTTCGCGTCCTGGTGCCCACGCTGGTGATGAACTTTCCAAAGCACACCATTGAGACGCCGTACCTCGCCGTGCGGCAGTACGCAAACCTCCTCGGTCTGGCCCTGGATCAACATGATAAAAAGATCAACATCTGTGACACCTACCGTCGCGTCATTGTGGACGCCATCTTCACCCTCGGCATCCTCAAGACCGGCCTGGCCCAGTCCGACAACGTGCTGGTGTTCGATGACGACCTGGGTCAGGAGACGGTGGACTCCGGCACCATTTACACTGAGTGCGTTGACTTTGACAACTTCGTCGTTGACCCCGGCAGCAAAGAGTACCTGTTCCGGGATGCCGCCTGGATGGGGGACCGGATCACGCTCCCGCGTCAGATGCTCCTTGATAGCGGACTTTACAATAATGAACTCGTGGAGAAGCTGCCTCGGGCCGGCGGCAAGGTGAAGTCCGGTCGGGCGGCGGACATCTCCATGAAGAACATCGAGGCCGCGGAGAACTACGCTCTACAGGATGAAGTCGAGGTCTACGAAATTTGGGTTCCCTCGGCGAATGCTGTTGTCACCGTTCCCGCTTCCGAGGAAGTCACATTCGACGATTACCTACGTGTCGCTGATTACTACGGAGTTAAGGAAGGGCCGTATACCTTTCTCACGCTCACCCCACCGGTGCCGGGTAACCCTCTCCCGATCCCGATGGTTGGCATTTGGTACGACCTCCACGTTCTCGCCAACCGGATGGCGAAGAAAATCATTGAGCAGGCCGAACGCCAAAAGGACATCGTCACGTATAAGCGTACCTCCGCTGATGATGCCGAGAGCCTCAAAGATGCCGGGGATGGAGAAACCGTCGCTCTGGATGACCTTGACGGCGTGAAAACAATTAGTTTTGGTGGGCAGCAGAATAGCAACGAGAACCACCTCAACGCCCTGGAGGGTTGGTTCAACATGATGGCTGGCAACCCGGCCCAAGTCGGTGGCCAGAACATCGAAGCGAAGTCGGCGACGGCTGCCAACATCCTCCAGCAGAACAGCGGCGTCGGCCTGGAAGACATGAAGGACTCAGTCTACAAAATGTCCGCGTCCGAGTCCCGGAAGCGTGCCTGGTATATGCACACTGATCCGCTGATCAACGTACCCCTGACCCAGCGGCAGATGCAACCAGGCGGCATCCAGATCGGGCCGGCTGGCGTCCCGTGGACGGCCCCGCCGACGATGCAAGACATCCAGGTGATCCTGACGCCCGAACAACGCAGCGGCGATCACATGGACTTCATCTTCACGATTGAACCTGAATCCATGGGCCGGGTGGACAGCAAGGTTCGCCTCCAGCAGGAAATCCAACTGTGCCAGGTCGTGCTCCCCGCCGTCATGGCATCTGCTCAGATCGGGATGGCCCTCGGCATGCCGCTGAACGTACAGGCCCTGCTCATCCGCATTGCGAAGGACATGGGCATCACCTGGCTCGATGAAGTCCTGTATGACCCCGCATTCCAGCAGCAGATGGCTCAGCAGCTTATGCTGGGCACCCAGGGGCAGGGGATGCAGAAGGGCCAGATCGCGGGCCAGCCACAGCAGCCCAATAGCGGCCTGATGAACGGCATGCTCCAGAACGGTCAGCCTGGTCAGGTCGCCGGGCAGCCCCCGAATCAAATGCAACAGCAACGCAGCGATGCCCAGGCTGGGGCTGAAGACAGCCAGCGGTTCATCGGGCGTTCCCTGAACCAGGCCCTCAAGCCGGCCCCAGTTTCCAACGTCGCACAACTACCATGAAATTCTGTCCAAAGTGTAAAACCTCGAAAGACGCGGCCTGCTTTGCGAAGGCACGGAATCTTCCCAGTGGTTTGAAGTCCTGGTGCAAAGAATGTAATAACCGGGCTAGCCGTGAGAGGCACACCCTCGACCCGAAGCGGTACCCCGCGAACGAACGGGCCTATCGACTGCGGAGACGGGATAAAATAAAAGAAATGCGTCAGGTGCGAGTCGATGCCGCGAAGGCCGTGGTTGACGCCGTGCGAGCGTCTGGTTGTTCACGGTGTCCGGAAACTAACCCGGACTGTTTAGACTTTCACCATGTCCGGGGACAGAAAGTCGATAACGTGTGCCATATGGTGTCGAGTGGTTGTCCGATCTCGACGCTCACAGCGGAGGTCGCAAAGTGCGATATTCTCTGTGCCAATTGCCATCGGAAAGAAACCGCCCATTTACGGCGTGAGAAAGAATGTGCAACATGATGATGGATGCTGACGATAAGTTTCAGGCAAAACAGGATGCAGATACGTTACAAGCCCATTCCGAAGTGACGAACGACCCTGCCCGACATGCCGCCGCTCATGCCGAGTTGCAAGACCGCCAGAAGCAGGGGGCCCAGGCCGTGAAGCAATCATCGAAGGCGATGCAGGCAAAAACGAAGAAGGGCCTCAAGAAAGCCTTTCCGGCGTCGGGCTCTACCCCGTTTGAGAAAAGTTCCGGCAACCAAAAGACGCCGTTCGACGCCGCGGCAGAAGGAAACCAGTAATGGTGCAACTGAACCCACCGCTTCCAAGGATAGTGGTCGAAGGTTGCAACTGGAAGGGGCCGGTGGGCAAGTGCTTCGCTGAGTTCCTGATTGACGACGGCCTGGACTATGACCTGATCTGGGTTGTCACGATGAACGACACTGGCGAGTGCTGGTGCGTCCCGAACCGAAACATTCGGTCAATACCCAACGTCACCTACGGGAGGAAATGCAGTGCCGTATAAATCCGAGGCCCAGCGACGGTTCCTCCACGCGAACCACCCACAGATCGCGGCGGAGTTTGAAAAGGAAACCCCCAACGACTCCGTGCTGCCTCGGTACGTCAAAGGGTCCCCCGCCGCAAAGAAACGTTTAAACGTCTCGCGTGGGTTACGCCGGGCGTTTCCAAAATAGAGAGGAGGGACGATGGCTTTGACAAGAGCGGAACATTCCAAGCTGTACCGCCAACGGCACCCTGAGAGGATTCGAGAAAACAAACGGCGGGATTACGCGAAGCATCGGGATAAATACCAAACTCGTATGCGGGAGGCAGCCTCGGCGACACCAGAAGCTTTTCTGCGTCGGTTATCCAACGTGGTGAAACGGGGTCGCAAAATTCCCGAGGGGTATTTAGTAGGCCTCTGGTACGCCCAGGAAGGTCGATGTTATTGGAGCGGTGTGCCGATGACACATCTTCGCGGCAAGGGAAAGCACTACACGAATGCCAGCATTGATCGTGTTGACCCGACGAGGGGATACGCCCCTGGTAACATGGTCCTGTGTTGCCATCGGATCAACGTTATGAAGTCCAACATGCCGGTCGGGGTATTCTTTGACTGGTGTAAAGCGGTCGCCAACCAGGAGGTCCTGTGCCGATCTATTCCTATGAGTGCGTGAAGTGCGGGCACGCGAATGACGAGTACATGAAGGTTTCTTCTATCCCCGTTCTTCCCTGTCCGAAGTGCCACGAGGAGTCCTACGAGAAGAGGGTTACGCGGCCCCATTCTGATCTGATCGAGTTCGCGGTTCCAGTGGTCATGCACAGCATCGGCTGCACTGATGAGAGTCAAATTAGGCAAATGCAGCAAGCTGGGGTAAATATCTCGACCGATCCCAAGGACCCGAATTACGGGGTTCCCGTCGCCAGAACGCGAAAAGAGAAGCTAACTGCTTTAAAGGTGGCGGGTTACGTCGAACGTAAGTAGCAGTTGCTTTGTTATCGGACGTGTGGTACACTGAGGGGATACGGTAGACGAGAGACACGGAGAGACACATATGGCTGATGAAACATCTGAAACGGCAGCGTCGGCGGAAGCTGACCCTATCCCGGCTTCAGTGGAAACGCCTGCTTCACCATCTGGTGAACCGGGCAAGATCAGTGAAACGGTTGCGACGAAATTCGCCGACGTGTTCAAAGACGCCGACGATGACAAGGTGGAGGAAACCCCTGCCACCGCCGAGAAGCCTGCGGAAGAGAAAGAAACGGAACCGGCTGCCGGCGAGCTACAGGCTGAAAAGCCTCTTACCCCCGCCGCCACTCCCGGTGCTGCTCCAGTCATTCCTGCGGCCTACGCCCGGAGCCTGAAGGCTTACGGGTGGACGGATGAAGAGATCAAGGACGCCCACAAGGCGGACCCTGCGAACTTCCTCCGCACTGCTGCGAAGTTCCATGAGAGTCGCAACGAAGAGACGCGGCGGCTCAGTGAACTCGGTCGGATCGCGAAGACCCAGCAGGTTGAGACGCCCCCGGCAGCGACACCCAAGTTCGATGTCGAGGCCCTGAAGAAAACCTACGGCCCCAACGAGCCGATCATCAAGCAGATGGAACTGATGAACGCCCGCCTGGAAGCCCAGGATAAATGGGTCGCCCAGTCCCAAGCATCCCAGGCGAAAGCTGAAGCGGATGCGTTGGGCCGGCAGATCGATGGTTTCTTCGGGAGTAAGGACTTAGCCGACTACGCGGAAGCGTACGGCAAATCTGCTGCGGACATGAAGCCGGAGCAGATGGCTGCGAGACAGAAAGTGCTGGAGGTCGCGGAACTGTTAGTCCGTGGGGCCAGGCAGTCAGGCAAGACGCTGTCACTGGAAGACGCTCTGACGATGGCCCATGATTCAACCTCCGGTCCCGTTAAAACCCAGGCCGTCCGACGCCAGATCGTCGAGCAGGCCAAGACTCGAAACGCCGCGATCTCCCTGAAACCCGCCTCCCGAAATGCTGCTCCGGCTGATAAAGGCCGGAGTGCCATTGAGACGAAGGTGAAGACAGGGCTGGCCTCGGTGTTTAAGAGTTAATAAAGAAACGAGATTCCAATGGCTGTTGACCAAAGTGCCCTCAGCTGACCTGATTGCCACCACCCTCCGTGACCTGCCCAAGGATCAATTCGAGGTGATGTGGGACTCCCAGAATTTCAAGTTCTGCCAGATTTACCAGGAAGACAAGCGGGCGGTTGACGGTGGTACGTCAATCCAACGCAACGTGATCCTGGACCGTCATGGCCGTGCCCACTATCGCCGGCTCTATGATACCGACCAGCCCACGGTCGATCAGAGCCAGTTCCAGATCAACGTCCCCTGGACACAGATCGGAACCGACTACTCCTGGGACGTGCTCGAAATCATGCGGAACAAGAACAGCGTGAAGGGCTTCATCAACCTGATGGAGAGCCGTCGCGTTGAACGCCTGTGGGACCTCGCGGAACTGATCGAGACTCGCGGCTGGAGCACGCCGACCTCGGCCACTGATACGCTGTATCCGTTCGGCATTCCGTACTACCTGAACTTCCTGAACGCGGGCGTCACGGTCGGTGGATTCTTCGGCCAGACCATTCGCTATCAGAACGGCAGCACGGGCACTGTCTGTGCCGGCATCGACGCTGCGGCTGAGCCGAAGTGGAACAACTACGCAGACGTGTACAACCGCGTCGATAACAACCTGCTCCGTAAGCTGCGTGCGGCTGTTCGCACCACCAGGTTCAATCCGCCCCAGATGGTGGAGAAGCCCGGCAACGACAAGATCGGTACGAAGATCGAGCTCTACGCCGCAAATGACGTGGTCACCGAACTCGAAGACCTGGGTGACAAGCGTGATGATGCCAGCACGCCCGGTGATCTCGCCGGCAAGATGCTCCACAGCTTTGATGGTGTGGTTCACTTCAACCGCATGCCCGTCGTCTACATCCCCCAACTCGACGGCTACACCGTTGCGACCGGGCCGGTGGCGGCGACCACGGTCGAGATCAACCCGATCTTCTGCGTGGACTGGAGCCGAATTCAGCCCATCGTGCAAGAGGGTTACTGGATGGAGGAAAGCAAGCCCATGGTTGACCGTGGTCAGCACACCACGTTCACGGTGTTCCTGGACGGCTCGCACCAGAACCTGTGCATCAACCGTCGCACAGCGGGGTTCGTTTTGCACAATCCTATCAGCGCTTAGTCGTTGATACGAAAGGACTTATGCCACGTTGTTACGACTGTAAGACCGATCACCCGCCTGAAGCGTTCTACCCCGGTTCTTGTGGGGGTCGGCGACCAGGAGGCCGTTGCAAAGAGTGCTGTAAGGCACACCAGCGGAAGTATCGGGCACAGTTGAAAGCGACGGGGAAACAGCAAGTCCGGGATAAAGCGTACAACCTGGAGTACCACTTTGGTATAACAATCGAAGAGTACAACCGGCTGTTTGCTGAACAAGGGTGCAAGTGTCCTGGTTGCGGGGCGACGGAGAATGGGGTCAAGGACCGGGCGATGCCCGTGGACCATGACCATGCTACCGGGGAAATCCGTGGCATTCTCTGCACTGCATGCAACCAGGCTCTTGGGCACGTTTACGACAACATTGAACGCCTGGAGGGCTTGGCAGCCTATCTCCGCAGGCACCAACTGAAACAGGCTGCCAAGTCTATGCGGCTGATCGCATAATAAACCTTACAGAGGTAATCAACATGGCCTACGGAATTGTCGGTTACTCTCAGCAGAACAACCTGGACCAGCCCTCGGGGGCTATATGGGGTGATTGCAGTTCACCAGAGTTGCTCGACGAGGGCAGCGGCTACTTCGACTTCAAGGACTTCAAGACCCGCCTCCCCCAGACCACTGACGGTGCCTCCGTCGCCTGGGCGATTGACAGCGGTTCCTTCGCCTGGAACACGCACTATGACAGCGTGATCACCCTGACGACAGGTGCGACCGCCAGCGACGACGCGGGTATCGCGACTCGTCCGGTTGGCCCCATCGCTCCTGGTGGCGGGCAGAAGATTTGGTTTGAGGCTCTCGTCTCGGTCGCCCAGATCACCAACGCCCAGAGCATGTTCGTCGGCGTGGCGAATCTGGTCTCCCTCGGGTCCAAGAACCTGATGGCCGTTTCTTCGGCGACGAAGAACACCAACACCATTGGCGGGGCCTCGGGTTCATCGTTCTACGGCTTCTGGATGCACGGGGATACCCCGACCAACTTTGACGCGGTGTGGGCGAACGCCGTCACCACGCCCCTGACGCCGACCACGATTGGCCAGTATTCCACGCACACGACTTCGTCCAGCGGCAGCGGTCTCGTCCTGGCTAACGTGCTCACCCCCACGATCACCCAGTACCCCAACAGTCTGAACCCGCTGGGTTACGTGGGTCCGACCCCCGTTTCTGTTCCGCCTGGTGCCCTGATCGCGACGGCCACGGCAAACGCAACCCCCACGGGTTACGCCACTGCCCAGACCCCGCAGCAGTTGCTGCACATTGGTCTGCCGCCCTCGGTTGGAACGACCCTCGGTGCCACCGGTTTCGTGAAGCTGGGCATCCGCTATGATGGTCAGCAGTACCTGTACTTCTACGTCAACGGCGTCCAGACCGCCAAGATGGTGATCACGTCGGGCAACGACACGGTCAGCAACTTTGCCGGCATCGTTCAGGTGCAGACGGGAACTGCCAATGCGACCGGGTTCAACATTGGCTTCGAGCGTACCGCTGCCCTGATCTATCCGTGATCTCGGTTCGGGACGTAAGACAATCCTGCGGGCCAGTCGGCGAAGGCTGGCTGGCCCGCTTCAGTGAGTGAACCATGGCCGACAGCAACCAACCGATTCCAGCTTATCCGATCCTGGAGCCGACCTCGGCTCTGTGCTTCAATCAGTTGGTCGCGGAGGTTGCGTACAAGCTGGGCATGTCAAACTATGGTTCTGATGGCACGGCGGGACCGTTCGCCAGCACGACGCCCTACCAGGTGCCAACCAACACCCACGACTACAATCTCTGCTCCCAGATCGTCAACAACGCCATCCGCAAGTTCATCAGCGATGGCCCCAAGCCCAACGGCTGGCGGTGGCTCAACGTGATCGCCCAGGTCGATCTCTGGCCCCAGATCAGCTATGACCCCACGGGCAGCACCTTCGTGTCGCTCCAGGCGAACCCCACGGTCGGTGGCGTGACGTACACGGGATGCACCCTCCTGACACTGTACACCCCGCAAGCGGTTCCTTACGGTACAGACGCTTATCCAAACGGCGGACCCCCGCAGCCAAATCCTTTGCCAACTCCGCCGTTTGGATACAGCGATGGTGACACCAGCTACGTGCCGGCGTTCTTCCAGACGATGGAACTGCGGCAGATTTGGCTCAACGGGAACCCGCCGCCGACGACGCCCGGTTGGTATCTTCCCATTGATGAGGACTTCACTGGCACCTTGGTTGGTACGCCATATACGATCTTGCGATACATCAGTCCATCGCAACTGATTGTGGACGGAAATGCCACCACCCCGCCGCCAACGGTGGCCGGGAATACGATCACCTGGTATCAGGGAAGTCAGGGAAGCCAGGGTCAAATTTTCATCACGGTGACCAACAAGAACGGGACGGCTACCGCAGCAGCGATTTCTCCTGGGGTTACAGCGTCCACCATCCAGACTGCAATCACGGGATGCTCGAATGTCGGGGCTGGTAATGCCACCGTTACTCTGGTGTCCGGGGCTACAAGCACTGATCAGCCCAACGGGTATCAGTTTACCGTGACCTTCGCGTCCAGCCTCGGGCCGACCTATATCGCCCTGGGCAGCTACAGCGGCCTCGGGTACACGAACCCCCAACTGGTGGCTCCCTTCAGCTTCGCCTGTGCAGGCGACTACACGCTGCCGGCCAACTTCGGCGGGCAGTACACGGGGCAAATCACCTACGTCGCGAACACAAATCGCGGGATGGTGCTGCAATGGACGAGCGAATACGCAATCAGATCGAGGCGACAGAATTACAATATCGAATCTGGTACGCCTTACGAAGCAGCGGTTCGCCTTATGCCAACCCCTTCGTATGCCCCGCTTACCAACTCGGCTGGGTTCATGCTCCCCAGGCATCGTTGGGAGTTGATGACATGGAGAATATCAAGCGAGTTCTTGAGCGTCTTGTTTCCTTATACCCTGAGTTTCAACACGCTTGTGAACCCAACTGACATCCCGCCGTCGCCCCTGGGGTTCGATGAGGCCCTGCTCTGTTGCTGCCGGGCGATGGCCGAGAAGATGGCGGACGATACTGTGCAAGGCGTAGACTGGGAATACTACCACGGCATTGCCCTGCCCAACGCCTGGCAGCTTGATAACCGCTCGGCCCCGAAGAAGATTGGATACTTCGGCAACCCGACCTCGGACGGGGCTAAGAACCCGATTCAAACTTTCCGTGATTACTGGTACCAAAGGCCGACTGTGCCAGTGTTTGGCCAGTCGTAACTGATTCTCCTGTGCCGTAACCAAAGGCGGCAGAAAGACTCCCATGCGGTTTACTCCCGACAATTTCCTTTTTATGATCAAGCAGCTAGTGACCGGTGCCAACGCTGATCCCATCGAGGACTCCGGTACGGCCCAGGCGGCGGACGGCGGCATCTGGCGTGACCAGACTGGCTCCCTCGCGGACATCGTGAACTACGGTGCCCACGTCATCACCCCGCTGGCCTTCTCGACAGCGAGCAACGATGCTGCCAACTCAATCTCGGTTATCGCGGTGAACGCAACGTTTGCGGCGGCGACCATTGGCCACCTCAGCTTTCAAATCCCGCGTGATTACGATGAGGCGTCAGATCGATTTGTCGTCCGTCTCCTGATCCAGAGCACGAGTGCTTCGGATGTCACCCAGGGTGTTACGGGCACCCCCACGGTCAAACCGTTTGGTGGTTCCGGCGTGACCGGGACGACAGTCAATGCCACGTTCCCCTTCAGCACGACGACCTACACGGTCAACGGCCTGACAGAGAACGTCGCCGAAATCGTGTTCCAGGGCCTCGGCCTGAAGCGGGACACGACCATCGATACCCTGCTCGCGTTCACAGGTGGTGCTCCCGTTGGCAACCTGCAAATTTACGGGTACGAGTTCTCCTACTACTCCACCATCGTCAGCTACAATGAAGACGATCAAAGCGACGTTCCAGGCGGTGGCGCCAACATTCCAGGGTTCGGCAACCCGCTCCGCTGATTCTCGTGTCTGTGGTTCTCTCCTCTCGTACCGTGCCAGGTTAAAAGCCTGGTGCGGTATTTTCCCTTTCACCCGGAGATTTTCCATGAGCACGATCAACATTCCCATTCAAGCCGCCCACGTCCAGGCCCTCCTAACTGCGAAGGCCGGAGACGTGATTGTTCTCGCCGCTGGTCCTGGGTGTCCGCCCAGTGGCATCGTGATTCCCGCCGGCGTCAAGGTCGAGGTGCAGTCCGCCGCCGATATCGTGAAGACTGAGACGACGGTGGTCAAGCATCTGCGTGATGGCACGACCCAGACCTCCACCGTGACACTCTGATGCCCACCAGCAGCGTCCCCATCATGTCCCCGGATAAAGGCGTGGTACGCAGCGTACCGCGAGAAGGCCAACCTCCGGCCTCGTGTTTCGACGCCTTGAACGTCGTACCATACGACCGGTACGGACGCAAGCGGTTGTCCCAACGCGGGGGACTGACACGGCAGGACACCAACCCTCTGAATAACTTCGGCACGAAGATTCAGGGGATGATCGAAGCCCCGCTCCTTTCCTACGCCCAAGCCGAAGTCACCATCGGGACCCTGTCCCAATTAAGCGGAAGTTTTTCGTCCACCAGTTTCGGAACCATTTGGAATGGGAGTGCGACCACATATACCCCAACCTCGGGGACTTCCACGTATGGTCCCTACTCCCACGCATACACGACAGCGGCGACCTCGCTGACGTATAGCTGGGAGTTTGAACTCAACGCCACCCTGACCTGTGGTGCCCAAGGGTATATCTCCACCACCGGAACCGGCAACCGCTACGGTGCTCTCGGGGACACGTTGTTTTTCTTTGACTTTCCGTTGGACTCGGGGACCGCCGCCCACACCCTGATTTTGATCATCGGGGTCACGTTTGTGACCTACGGCGGCTCAAGTGGACCCGGCTGGAACGGCGGGGGTATGACAATCAACGCAGGCTTTGCCACCGGCGATCCCAGCATGGCCCAATCAACATGGTCTAACCTGCTTACTTGGCAACTCGGCACCACGCAGCCCCAGGCACACCAGACCCAGCAGGCCGCGAGCGGAACCCTCATCAATCTCAATTTGCAATGTGCCCTACAAATTTCCGAGGGTGGGCTGTTCTCGTCTACGCCGGCGGCAATGTTCTCGATGACGAACGTTCCGGCCCCCACCAGTTCCGGGATCGTCTATATCCCGTTTTCATACGTGACCTGGCCAAACCTCAACGCTCTAGATGTCATTCTTCCCACCAACGGGAGTGGGGGCAACACCCCTTGGCAATCGGCTTTTGCATTCGTGGACAGCGGGACCTCCATCACGGCTCAGCCAACCCATGCTCCGTTCTCTCAGCCGTCGTCCCTCCTGGTTGCGGCGTGTCATGGACTGGTGTACTCCCTTGATAACGCGGGCAACGTCACGCAAGCCGGCGGATTGACACAACCGCTAAAGGTTCTGCCCCTGGTCAACATGGCGTTCTTATCCGGGACCAGTGCTGTGGTAGCCAGCACACTGCCGCCCTGCGTCTTCATGGTGGATGGGACAAACTTCATCTACTGGCAGACCACGGACAAAACGACCCACACCATGACGGCGGTGAACAGCAGCACCCTGCCCACCAACTGCTCCTTGATTTGCAACTGGCGGGGCCGGCTTGTTCTCGCGGGGGATAGCAGCAACCCCGCCAACGTCTACATGAGTCGCGTGGGAAACCCCCAGGACTTCAACTACGCGAATCTTGATCCCTCGGCTGCGGTCGCCCTCCAGTTCTCCACGGCGGGCCAGTTGGGGGAACCCGTGATGGCCCTCATCCCCTTTAGTGATGACTATCTGCTGATTGGGTGCACAAACAGCATGTGGATGTGCCAGGGGGACCCGGCGGACGGGGGCACCGTTGTTCGCGTGAGTAATTCAATGGGGATGACCGCGAACAACGCCTGGTGCGTTGGTCCGGACGGCACACTATACTTCATCGCACGCGGCGGGATGTACAGTGTGAAACCGGCCTGGGAGTTCTACCGGCCCCCGGAAGTAATTTCGGCTCAGACGTTCGACACATACTTCCAGTCGATCATCGCGGGTAATTTTTATCTCTCCATGTCGTTTGACGTGGATCGGCACTTCATCCACATTTTTGCCACGCAGGTCAACGAGGAGTTGACCGGCACGCACCTGATCTACGATGTTCGGAACGGTGGATTCTGGCCCCAGTATTACCCACACAACTACAGCCCGACTTGCTCCACCACGTTTTTTGCTAACTCCCAGAACAACCGCCCCATGCTGATGATGGGGGGCTTCGATGGCGTGATCCGGTACTGGGACAAAAACGCCCTGGATGACGACGGCACTGCGATCAGTTCCTATGCTTTGTTGGGACCTGTCAAAGCAGACGCGGAAATGTCGATTCTCTCTGGGCTCACAATCGACATGGGGGAGCCCTTCCTGGCTAACACTGCTACGGCAGTGCTGACCGGGTATCCGACCCAGACCACCGCCGCCAACTGGAACGCCACGGCGACGTTGTTCTCCGGTCCCGATGCTTTCAGTGTTACTGAGGGAGCCGAACTTTCAGGCGTCCTTAGTCCTTACT